GTGCCGATGACAGAGATTGCACCCCCGATCATCCAAAATACGAAACGAATGTTCTCACGACTTTCGGGGTGAATGAAAGTAACGGGCATGTCGTCCGCTTCTTTCTTCACTCTCCCGAGTGCCATGAGTAGTTGTTTGAATTGCTGGTTTTCTGGACTATCCATTGTTGCCCTAAACGACCGCAAGACCCACCTGTGCCTTGAGGCCGCTTTTGTTGTCCAAATCTTGAATGGTTTTCTCGAACTTCTCTTTCATGCCCCCTGCGAACAGGTGCTGCATGTTCGGCATTACACTACGGTAATACGCCGAAGCGATTGACGATACGAGTTGCCGTGATGTCATTTCCGCGTCCCATGTAGAAATGATCTTGATGAGGTTCCGTTTCGCGTAGAAATTCTCCGCGTGGTAGGCGTAGCAATACGCCATGAGAACCCCATCAGGGTCATCCATTTCGGTGACGACAATGACAGGTTTCGGAAACTTCGGAATCGACGTGACAACGATGTCGAGGTCTGCGTCGGGAAGATGAATGTCGAGGATGGTCAGGTCTGCTTTTTCCTCGTGAGCCATCCGAAGTCCATCGCCGAAAGTGTGTGCGATGCGACACGTAGCAAAAGGAATCCGCCTTGTGATAAGGCGGCAGAGAGTCTTCGCGACATCAACGTGATCTTCAATCACGAGAATGTTTAGCGATTGTGTGTTCGGAATGTTAGACATTTGGTAGGAAGCGAACGTTGCAACCGACCCGAATTGATCGGTTGCAACGTTGCAATTCTAACTGCGGAACGCTACGAGGGCGGAGCCGTCAGCGATCTGGAAGCTTTTCACGTTTTCGAGCATGAACAGCGGTGGGAATGCCACCGATGTCGGTGCCACACCTTCTTGCGTTTCAGCCGGAAACATGAACTCCAAGACCGAGAAGGTCGTTTCCTCGATGATCTGAATGGCGGTGACGGGTCGATCGACAGGCGTTGTCATGCTGTCGTCGAAGACCGCCAACGGCCCTGTCATTTTCGACTGCATCGCTTAGATCGGGACGCCGTTGCCGACGCCTGTGGCCCTCATGTAGAGACGACCACCAACGCTGGCGACAGCGAAGATGTCCGTCCGTGCCGTGAGTTCGATCGGCGCAGACCACGCACCAGCGCCGCGCACGACGTTACCGCCGCCGTGATCGCTGCTGACGTTGCCAGATGGCGCTACACCGAGAAACTCGATGAGCACTGGCTCTGCGGGCGATGCCTCGATCGTGCAGACTTTCGTCTTTGTCGTCGTGGCTTTGAACCCACGTTGCGACACGATCGCCCCGTTGTGCTGACCCGTTACCGGGCCTTTGATATGTGAATCCATCTGTCCTTTCGGTTGAGGTTAGCCTAGTTGCAACGTTGCAACCGCGGCACCAACGGCGGGGGCTTACGCCCCCACCGCGGCGATTCCGCGCTTGTTTTCGTAGCCAGCGACAAACCGCGTCCGCAAGCGGGAAAACCACGCATCTGGATTGTTTCCGAACTCACGCAGCGGCGTGATGTCGGGCCAGATGTTCACGATCATCGTGAGGCCGTAGTTCGGCGAATCCGGCGACCACGACAGGAACCACGCGTCGGGGTTCGTCAGGAAGCGGAGCGGGACGACCGTGATCTTGAACTGCTTCATCAGCGCGTTCGTCTTGTTGTCCGACGTGCCGGGGTTCATCACCGAGTTCGCGACCTCGATGGCCTGTTGCCAGAGCACCGGATTGATCGTAGGAACGTAGATGTAGATTTCCCCGTTGTAAGCGATCGGAAGACCGCGCGAATCCGTCATGTTGTAGAGTAACGTGACGATTGCTTGGAACACCGACTCCACCGTGATCGGCAGGTTCTGATTGATGCGGTTCGCCCACGTCGCCTGCGCGTCCTCGCGCAAGTGGTTGATGGAGAACAGCGGCTGCGAGTTCGGGTCGCCGGTGACTTGGAAGTCATACGGCTGCACGGTGAACCCGTTGTTGAGGATGTTGGCCGCAGCCATTTCCATCAACGTGACCGAACCGGCGAGCATCGTCCGCGGACGGTTGCCCAACAGACCAAAGTCCTCTTGCTCGATGGTCTGCTTCTCGATCTGATACCCGAGACGGTAGTTGGTCGGCGTGAAGAACGCGATCGGCCCCTTGACCGGCTCTTGAAACGGAATCGGCTCCAAGTCACGGTTCGGGAGCGGCATTCCCATTCCGCCCATGTAGGACTTCTTGACGAACGCCCGCGAAGTCTCGTCCACCTTCATGAAGAAGGTGTATTGCTTCGGGAACTGCTCATACATTTCGTCCTTGATTTCCGAGAAGTTACGGTCGAAGTGCTCGACGTAAGCCTCGGCGACGACAGCACCGAACATCAGGACCGTTGGGTCGAACTGGACGTTGGTGAACGGAATCTCGACGGGCGGGACTCCGATGAATACCTGCACGGCGAGCACGACGAGCGTGACTGCCCACATGGTGTAGTTTGTGTAGCTTTGTTTCATATCTTTGTGTGCGACTAACTATTGCAACGTTGCAACTGCCGGTTAGGCTTGGATGACCGACTCCAGCAGTTCCACGAGCACCTGACCGTTGTAGTCGGTGAGCGCCTGATTCGGATAATAGGCGACGACCCGCGCGAACGGAGTCGCAGTATCCGCAACGTTGAGCATTTGGTTTCCGTTCGCGTCACGGAACAGCCCGTAAGCTGTGCCGACGAGGGCGGAACCCAACTGCGGTGCACCAGCGGCCTGACCGATCGCGCCAGTGCCGTTCGTAATGTTCATCACGAACTGACTGTCACGCGGGTCGAACGGCCAGTGATTCTGACCGTAGAGAGCTTCCGGTGGTTTTGCGTCCGGTCCCTTGCTTTCGCTTGGAACCCAACCATAGCACACGACGTCACCAGTGACACAGGGCACGAGGACGCCTGCGACCAGTTTGACGAACGAGTGCCGTCCAAAGGCCGTCCCGCCATTCGGCTGAACGGATTTCTGGATGTGCAAGTTGTCCTTGCGCCGTTCCAGAAACGGCATCCTGATGTTTGTATCCATGATACTACTCTACTGCAACGGCGAGTTGTCGCCGAGGTTGTTTATGTTGGTGTTGCCGCTGAAACTGTTTGCACGCGATTGAGTTGGAACTCACTGTCCGACGCCTGCGAGTGACCGGCAACAGCGGAAAGCCGTTGATCGGTCAACATGCCGGGGTCGGCGGGAGCATCAGCAGCGATCGTCTCGCCGCGGAGTTCGCGATTGATAAGCTTTTTGGAAACGTTGCCGAGCACCGCGTTGACCTGCCGCTGAATTTCAGCAGGACGGCACATCAGCACGAACTTCTTGTTACCCGAACCGCTCACGGTGTAAGGGTTCTTACGCCCTTCGGGTTTCCAGACTTCCCACCCGTCAGCAGTCATGCCGGTGCCGGGAAGGACTTGACGCTGCTTTTTGAACTCGACATTCTGTTCGAGCACCCATTCAGCCGCGTAGCGCGTGGTGTCAAAGTCGGGCGGCAGATTGAACATGCCCGCGTCGACCGAACCACTTGGATTTTTGAGAACTTCAAGAGCCATAATTGTTACCTTAGTTGCAACGTTGCAATTACTTCCGAGCGCCGGGGCGTCCGGTGTGATGAATCACGTCCTTGAGTTCCTTCGGAACGATGCCAGTGCCAGAGGTCATCGTGCGAAACGTTGCTGCGAGCGCAGCGCGGGTGTCCGCGTTGAGTTCGGTCTTCGGCGCGTTCGGGTCTGCCACCTGCCGAGCAATCGGGGTGAAGTTCGCCGCACCGGGGTAACTGAAATGTCCACCAGTTCTCATAGTGGGAGGGGCCGTCGGAAGGATGCCGCGAGGAGGTTCGCCAGTGCCGCCACCGGACCCACCGCCGCCGCTACCGCCAGCGCGCTGTGCAGCTTCGTGGTCCGCCCAAGCCATCTTGCCGAGATTGAGAATGATTTCGGGAGTTGTTTCCTCACCACGCTCGACACGCTCGCGAACGATGTCCCACACCCCTTGAGAGACTTCGGGGATTTGGAACATGCCGAGAGCATCGTTCTGTTGCGCGAGCGCCCAAGCGTCCGTTGCTTGACCTGCGAGCACAGTCTGCGCCATTGGCGCGAGAGACTTGCCGAGTTCCGTAGTTTGGATGGCTCCGACCTTCTTGAACATTCCTGCGAAGACCGGCGCGAGTTTGGTCGCGTCTTCGGGGGAATAGCCAGCGCCAACGAGTTCTTCGTTGACAGCTTTGACGTAAGGGTCGGTGACATCTTCTTTCGGCTTTTCGGTTGCTTTTTTCAGTCGGTCTGCTTCGGACTGGAACTTTCGGGCTAACCCATCGGCCTCTTGGAATTTCCGCTCAAGAGTCTGCGTGGTTTGCAACGTTGCAACCGCGCCGTTCTTGATCTTTTCCAGTGCCGCTTTGGAATCAGCATCCAAATCGTCCCACGGAAGGGAATCGAACAGCTTGATGTCGAGCGTTGCCGCCGCGCCACCCCCACTGCCATTACCCCCGCCCGATGCTCCCGATGCCGCACCCGCGCCACCTGAACCACCACCAGCGTCTGGAGCAAAGAGGCGCATAGGCCCACTCCGTCCATGTAAGTATAAGTATCGCATATGTTTGTCGCTAAGTCAACGGAAAAAGTTACTTTCTCCCCAAGAAAAGTATCACCCCTTGGGTGACAAAATCCTCGTGAAGAAAGCTTCCAATTCGTCGATGTATTCTACCTTTCCTTGCAGTTTGAGCAGGTCGTTCACGGATTGAGCGCCAGCTAATCGGCTTTGCAAGGCCAGCCGAAGTGATGCAAACAGGGATTCCCATTCGTTAGGGTTTCCCTGTTGGATGACAGAGAACAGGTGCGGCGTGATTGCCACTTCCTGTCCCGTCAGTTTTCTGAAAGTTGTATCTACCTGTTTCGGAGTCATAATTGCAACGTTGC